GAAAAAAAAGAAGCCGCTAAGAAGGCTCCAGCCAAAAAGGCAGCCGCTAAGAAAACTGCCCAGTAAAACTGTAGTAAGGTCTAACCCATGGCAGTTGACTTTTGGTCACCATCTTATAGAGCAGCATCAGGCGACTTAACAGTCGCCATTAGCCCGTTAGGGCTAGTAGAACTTGCAGACGAAGAGTTTGAGGTTCATGGTCCACGCCTAAACCGTTACTCAGCCGCATGGGCTTGGTACCTCGGTCACCATTGGTCTTATCGCCGTGAGATGGGCGAATCACAGTTCTATATGAACTACGTCCGCACTATGTCGGACTACATTACCAACT